GTCCCGACGACAGCCGTCGCCCCGGAGGTAGCCCCGGTGATGGTGTCGCCGGCGACAATCTCGTAGGTGCCGCCGGAGGTGAACGCCAGTTCACGGCCCAGATCAACTTCGACCCAGCCCGCCCCGCTGGACTTGTGCATCACAGCAGCGGTGTTGCCGGCGTTGTTCCTGATCGCGTAGACGTCGCCCGCGTACTGCCAGACTCCGAGCACGGCGCCCGATCCAGGAACCGCCGCGATGTCAGCGCGGTACTGATCGGCCGCGAGGTTGCGGTAGGTGGCATTCAGCGCCGGGGTCGCGGCTGACCCCTGCATGTTGCTCTCCGTGGGCGACACTGGGGCTGTCAGCAGGTTGCCCGATTCGTCGGTCAGGTAGGCACCCAGTTCGTCCGTCAGGTACTCGCCTGCTATCGTCTCGCCGTCAATGGTGACTACCTCTCCGGCCTGATAGGTGCCAACAACCTTTGTCAACACGAAGTACGCCGAGGTGCCGGCGATGATGACACCAGTGGCCCCGGATGTCACGCCGACGAGGGTACTGCCTATGGCATAGGCTCCGTTGATCGTGGCCGCCAGGATGTGATAGGCGCCGTCCGAGGGCTTGGCCTGCCCGTCGTAGCGCTCGTAGCCCTTGGTGACGGTGAGGTTGCCGTTGGTGCCGACCTCGACGTTCGAGGCCGATGTGCACCTTCCGGGGTTGACCGACAGCGAAGGCGTGACCTGATCCATGCCGCCACGGAACGCCCAATACCGGGACGTGACGGCTGGGATCGGAAGCTGCCTCATGCCAATGCCCCGCCGACAAGATGCGCGGGCCGCTGCGTGCGGCTCATCTCGCGCATCATTCTGGTGTATTCGGCCTGCCCGTCGGTGAAGACTTCCGGCGCGGCGTTATAGCGTCCGTACTTCATCATGGCGCGGTAGACGATTGCCATGTGGTACTCGGCCGGCATGTCCGGCTCGTCCGAATCACCGGACAGCTCGGTGGCCGCCTTCATGTACTCACCCGACACGGTGTAGACGTCGCCGGGCTTGGGCGCCAGCAGGATGCCCCGGTCGTGATCGATGGTGAACTCGGTCGGGTAGGAGTCCGACTGGTTGCCGGTGTTCCAGCGCGCATACCAGTGCTGGTAGTCGATCAGGTCCAGGTCGGTCTCGGTCGCCTGCCCGGCCGAGGCGAGGTAAATCTTGAAGGTCTCTGGCACCCAGCAGCGGAACCCGGCCACCGTGAGAGCCGCACTGGTCGCTACATCGGTGCAGTCGGTGATCAGATACTTGCCGTCGCCGGCTACGGTGTCCACCGTGAAGGAGGCGCGCATCCACTTCCAGTCATCATGCTTGGTCTGGATGTCCATCCAACCGGCGTTGACCCACTTGACGATCTGCCCAAGGCGCCCGCTCTGGCCCGTGGTGTCGCTCGGGACGGTCAGGCTCACGCCGCACTCGGAGGCGGCGCGCTGTGCCAGTTGCAAGAAGGTCATCGCCACATCAGCCGCCCATCGCCAGCGTGGCCTTGAGCCAGTGCTCGCCCATCGGGTTGTCGTCCTTGACCATGGCGAAGTCGAACACCAGCGCAGTGGTCGGGACGTGCAGGATCTGCTTGATGCCTTCCTCGTTGAAGACTTCCTTGTCGGTGTAGGTCGTCGTCTTCATGCGCGCGATGTGGTCGGCAACGTAACGGGGCACGGTCTTGGTCTCGCCACGGCGGAAAAAGAAGTTCTTGCCGTTGATGTTGATATCGAACACCTGCCAGGCGCTCTTGTCGCTCGATGTCGCAATGCGGATCGTCACCGGCTCGGCGAAGAAGGCAAGGTTGTCCAGCTTTTCCTTGTCGGGCATCCGCTCGGCCACGTCCACAAGACGCACTTCACCAACCGGGTTGTCCGGGGTCGGTGCCGTGCGCTCGGTGCGCCCGATGGGCAACTCCTGCGTTTCAAGGCCGGTCGATTTGAACGCCGGGGCGTTCTTGGCGTTGGGGATTCCTCTTGGCATTTGGATATGCGCCTCTCAAAGAAAAAGGCCCCGACGGAGCCTTGTGTTGGGCCCGATGTCAGCGTCAGGCCAGCGCGTTACGAATGGGGTGGCGGTTTTCTATTCCCCGGAGGACCGCCGTCCGGGCTGACAACCGCTCCCCTTCAGGGCGCGGCCGAACTCAGTTAACTAGCCTTCGTCACCGTGACGCCGGTAGCGACGCGGGTCGCGCCGGACAGGAACCACGTCGTGCCGTTGGAGATCAGGTCAACCCGGTCGCCGGCCAGCGAAGCGTTGGCCACGAAGCTGATGGTGTCGCCGTCGCCCAGCACCGAGCCCGCAGCGCCGCCCATGTCGTTCAGGCCGCCAGCAATGATGTTCGCGCTCGACGTGGTGACGATGGTGTGGTTGCCGCTGGTGTTGGCGGTCATGTTGATGAACGTGTAGCGCAGCCCCAGCGCCGGAGCCGGCAGCGTGGTAGCAAAGCCGGTGGCGTTGTTGATGAAGAACGTGGTTCCGCTCTCGGCTGCCGACACCGCCTTGACCGCCGTGATGATCACGGAGTTGGCCGATTCGTCGGCCGCCATATTGAGTTCGGCTGCCGTTGCGGTGACGCCGTTCAGCGTCGCCAGTTCGGTCATGTCCAGCACCGACTCGACGCCGGCCGCGGAGGTGGCCACGATCGTCGCACCCTTGCCCATCGTGAGCTTCTTGTCCACGCGGACCTTGTTGTATTTCCTGTCAAGCATTGCAGTTCCTTGAGTTTTGAGGATTGGGAACAGCCCGTGTCAGGCGGGCGTTGCGCAGATCAGCCGAAGGCGACCCAGGTCACAACCTTGGAGGCCGCGATGACAGCCAGGGTGGCGTTCTGCAGCACCTTGAAGGACCGCCCGGAGGTGTTGGCCGTGCCGTCCGAGTCGCACACCGTCACGCCGCCGTTGGTGGTTTCCAGCGTCTGCGCACCGTTGGCCGCGGTCTTCAGGCAGGTCTCGGCCGCCATGCCCTCGAACCACTCGATGCTGATGCGGTCGGTGACGTTCCAGAAGCGCACGTAGCGCGGGGTGAACCCCAGCGTCTGCAGCGTGTGGTCGGTCGCCGTGATGGAGTCCGAACCGTAGGTGATACGGCCCGAGGCGAATGCAGGAGCAGCCGCCGCTTGGCTCGCGTTGTCCTGCGTGTAAGTCGTGTTGATAGCCATGATATTTCCTTGAAATTGGTTGAAGCGGGGAGGCGCAACACCGTTTCCGGCGTCACGCCATCCATTCGCTATCTAGTTGATTCCATTCACGAAATCAGAGATCCGACACTCCCGCCCAGATGACTCCCATGTGTCCCGCATTGACCACCTTGGCGGCCGACCAGAAGGACGCGCCGACATAGCCGCGCTGGCCGAACGGGTCTTCCTTGGTCTTGGTCTTGGCCGGGATGTGCGTCACATCGAAGTTCAGGTTCAGGCCGATGTCGAACACCGCGTCCTCGGCAACCACGATGAACGGGTAAATGTCGATTTTGGAGCTGCCCACCGACTCCAAGCCCGTCGAACCGACATCCGCGCCACCGCCCAGCGTGGGAGCAAGCTCCTTGCTGGTGATGAAGCGGAAGCGGCCGACCGAACCGAGCTCATGGGGAGAGATCGGCTTGCGGTTGGCGTACTTGGCAACCGGCACGAAATCCTCCAGGCGGCGAATGTCGTACTCGGCATCGGTATGCACGAACACGATGTACCCGGCCTCAATCGCCGAGGTGTCATACGCCGGGCCGGGGGCCAGGATCTGCGTCTTCATCGGGGCTCCGTTGGCCTGCAGCGTGCGGCTCATCAGCGACAACTGGTTGTAGCTGATCGCCTCGTCCACCGTCACCGGCGTCGTGCCGCCGCAATACTGCACCGTGGTCGCGCCCGAGCCCTTCATCTCGCCGTAGCGGATCATTTCCCGGACAAGGCCCATCTCCATCGCCACCTGGCGCTTCTGGTCGGCCGGGATGTCGTCCTCATGCAGGTCTGCCACCTTGTCGGTGTACGAATACAGCACCGCGTACTGCTGGATCGCGACGTTGATGTCCTGGTAGGTCAGCGCCTTGGCAGAGGGCGTGACGCCTTCAGCCACGAGGTACGACGGTGCCGAGACCGACCAGCGGTTGATGGTGTTGGCGTTGGTCGTCGCGCCGCCCGCGGGGATGACCCGGCGATAGCTGATGTTGTCGCCCTTGTTCTTGGGGAACTTCTTGGGCGTGACCCCAAGCATCAGGACTTCGACGGGCTCGGCCATGGCGAGGAACTCGCCCTTGACTTCATTGATCCGACCAGTCGGGTTGAGATAGGTATTACCGGGCATGATTTGCCCCTTTCGTTAGCTAGAGACGCTTCCCCCGCGCTCGCTCGTAACCGATGCGTGCGGCTTGTTCGTCTGAAATGGCTGATGGCGTGGCGCGCGGCAGCCCTTGCGGGGTTGCAGCAGCGTCGAGCCGCTCTTGTTTGCGCTTGCGCGCGGCGACCGTGGCCTTGAAATCGGTGAAGCACTGCGCGACGACGGCGGCGTTCCAGGAGGTTTTCACCTGCGACTGGTACTCGGGCGGCTTCGCGGCAAACCAGTCCTTGAACTCCTTGGTCTCCCTGATCGCGTGGCGATCCGGGTGAACCTCGTCCAGGGACTCGATGGCGGCTTTCACTCTGGCGTTGCGTTCCAGTTCTGCTGGATCGACGACTTCGGCCTGGGTGTCTTGCTCAGGCGCCGCTGCGGGCATCCGCGACTGCAGCACCTTCAGGGCCTTGACGAGTGGCCCCGCAAAGTCGGGAAATTCCTCGGCCACTTCCTCTGCGCTCTTGAGGGCAGCGGCCAACTCGTCGTCGGCGGGCGCCTTGGCTTTCTCCAAAGCCTTGAGCTTTTGCAGGGTGCGGTTGATGTTCCCGATCTCGCCGTGCATCTTGCGCACGGTCTCGCTGTCGGCGTTCTTGCTCGCCAGTTCCCGCACCTGGGCCTTGAGGTCTTCCAGTTGCTGCGAGACGGCTTCCTGCGCCGAGAGTTTGGCTGGCTCCGCTTCCAGATGCGGCTCGTCGTCGGAGTCCTCGTCGGACGCGGACAGTGCCGAATCTGCAAGCGGTGGCTCGCCTGGTCGGACGGCTGCTACTTCGGGAGCAGGGGCTTGCGCGCGTGCCTTTCCGTCGTAGCCGGCCTGCGCTTCGGCGATGGCTTGCGCCTCCGCGTCTACTTCGGCCGCTTGCGTCAGTTGTTCATCCATGTGGTGTCAGTCCCAAAACAAAAAGCCCGCACGAGGCGGGCCGGTCACAGCGCGAGGGAGGCGGTCAGCCTGCGTCTTGCTGCGGCTCTGCGGCTGGCTGGGCCAGCTTCAACAGTTCTTTGAGTTCCTTGATCCGCCAGGCAGCGCCCAGGCGGTCGGCCTCGGAGTGCGCCGGGTTCTCGGTGATGGCGCGGTAGGTGGCGAGTCGCTCGTTGATCACGGCCTCGACCTTCTGCCAGCAGGCCGAGTCGCGCTCGGCGGTGGTGAGGCGAACCTTCATTAACTAGGCTTCAAATGCCCGCCCGTTGGCTGCGCGCCCGGCCGGCTCAGTCGGAGGCTTGGTGACTTGCGGCCCCTTCATCGCGGACAGTTGCTTTTGCGTATTCAGCTTGAGCG